TTATACTAACCTATATCTAACCTATATTAGACTATTACTAGTAACTATTAGTATTCAGCTTAAGTATTGGTATAGGGTAAGTTATTTGTATTGAATCCAGTTATCCCCTATTGTCGACCTACCTACTGCGTGCTCCATAAACCTTTCTAGTTCAGTTTTAAGTTGTCTTTCCTTAAAGTCCTCAACTTGACTAGTACTATCTACGGCTAACTGTTCAATCCAATAAGCGACACCTATTGCAAGAGCATCTAATCTGTCGTCATTCCTTAGACAGCCACGATCTTTGGTTAACCTTGTTAATTGATAAAACAGTTGGTAGTGAGGGTCACTTGTATCAAAGTCAGCTCTTATAAGCTGTGGGCTAACAATTAGTCGATGCTGGTTCATTAGGGGTTCTAGAGTATCTATTATCCTAAGTTCCTTTTGTTTAGAGTGACTAACTTCTTCAATAGTAACTGGGTGGTATTTGTTAACTACTGGTTTCAATAGTTGAGTAAACATTCCGTCACCAAAGTTACTTTCAACAATAATCATATTAACCTCAGCGTCTCTAGCCATCTTAGCTAGGTTAATTAAATTAGTTTCACTGTAGCCGCCTTGTAATCCTTTACAAGTGTGTAGAAATAAGTTTCCATTAAGTTGTTTTATAATAGCAACACCCAACTCATCACTTCCACGACCACTAGGGTCTATAGCCATTACTGAACCTTTATAGGCATCAAACTGATCTGATATAAACATTGGCTTGTGATACTTGTCTCCAGTAAATCCGACACTAGGTAAATCATCACAAACATATTCCTGACTTCCTGCCCAAGCTAATTGTATAGGAGCAATCTTGTTATCAATATCCATAACAACTAAATCAGATAACTTTAATGGGAATCTTTCTTTGTCGGACAATGTAGTGTCCAACATAAACTGTAAAGCAAACCCAGAACGACCATAAGACGCTTCTCGTTCTCTAAGTTCTAAATCAGTAAATCGTTTAGGGTCAATAGGCTCACCACTTCCAAACTTACTATTAATAATAAATGGAGCTAACTTATTTCCATATTTTGGAATACGACTTGTTTCTGGCATACGTGCTGTCCAAATCCTTACCTCATACCCTCTTGTCGGTAAGTCATTGTATAATGACATATCGGACTGGGGAGTGCCCAAGAATATAATTTTACCATTAGGAGATAACACGGCCTCAAACTCTTTTACACTATCCGAAAGTTTATCTCTCATAGTTTGTGTTAATGAGTTATTTAAACTTTCGCAGTCGTCAGAGATTATGAAGTCCGCACGTGAACCAGTGATCTGACCAGTAATCCCCACAGATTTGACACTGGGTGCGTGCGAGGCTTTTGCTAGAGCGACATCAAAGGACACGTTACTTCCCCTTTGGTCAGCTCTAGGTGTTAGGTGTTTTAATATTTCTAATTCACTGATTAATCTTTTAGTAAATGTACTAAAATCATCGGCTCTGTTTTTAGAAGCAGATACGACTAAGAATTTTAAATTTGGGTTTCGTAATAAGTTCCAACACACGAAGGCACTACAAATCCAAGACTTACCAGCACCTCGAAAAGCTTGTATGACACTTCGTCTGGGTGCGTTTTGTAGAAAATCTGCAATATCGTATTGAACTGGTGTTGGTTCAATATTTAAGTGTTTCCATACTAAGTATAGGAAGTTACGAAAATCCGCTTTAACAGCGTCCATAAATGGCCTCTATTTCTTATTTAAACGCACGTATATGCACGTTTTAATTGAAGTCCTTATCTCGTACTATTTCTTCTAAATCCTCTATTTTAAAAGGTAGTTCTTCGGCTAATTTTGACACAGCATTTCCAGACTTTGGAATACAGTCTATGTTATTATCCTTAAGGAATTGACGTGCCACATTTAGGTCGGCACTTTTAACCTCGTCGCTCATTATCTTATCTAATAATTTTTGTGCTAGAAGCTCGTGTAAGTCTTCTAGTTTTTTTAATTTTTCTGACATTTACATTCCTTTAATAGTAAACAACCATAAGTCGTTTTATAAATACACATTTATTTAATTATCCAATTTTTTGGTATTACAAGAATTTCTCCAAACTCAATAATTCCTTCACTGTCTATTGAGTATGTTGAAAATGTTTTAATGTAATTTTTTGTTTCTTCAAATATCCAACCCCTTGTTATACAAGTTGCTGGTTTTAATTCTTTTATTTCTTTTTCATTTATCCAACCAGTTTTAGATTGAGCGTCTAACCAATGTAATTCTCCTTTAATTGGTTTATAAGGAAAATTATTTATCATTTTATTTTTTTGGTTTCTTTTTAAATTTATTACTTTTGGTAATAACTTTTTTAAATCTAACTATTCTTTTTAAAGGCATTATTTTTTAAATTTATCCATTACATTAATTCCAAAACTTCCTGAAACTATTGCCAAAACAATCCACCAGAACATATCTGGGGCTGATTTTAAAATTTCCCAACCAGTAATCATATAGTCTCTAGTTTGTGGGAAAAAGTGTGCAACAAGTAATGAAGTAAAAACTATTGTAAGCCACTCGTCTTTCCAACTACGTTCACTAGCTTCTACTTGAGCAACTTGAATTGTTTTAAGTGCTTCAATTTCAGCTACTCTTTCTAATTTTTTTATTTCTAAATAATGTTTTACTTCCCCAATAGTTTTATCTGCTATTAAAGAAACGATTGGATTTTTAACTAATCCTAAAAGAAATCCCCACATATTTTTATTTAATGTTTATATTTAACTCTTAATTTACCTCTATTTAAATGAGCAGAGGTTACTCTTAAATTTGATCTTGAATTATTTGTTGGGTTGCTATCAATATGGTCAACATCTTTACCATCACCTTTTGCAACAACACCTTTAGCCATTAGTTCTCTACGAGCTCTATTTCTAGATGCCCTTTCTAATTTTGCTTTTTCTGAAGATTGATATTTTTGATATTCTAATCTGTAATTTCTACGAGCCATTTTTACCTATAAGATATTGCCAGATTGTAAATATTGTACCTAACATAGCGGCAATTCCTATGAGAACTTTTAAACCACCTTTTGACATGGCTATCTCTTGTCTTACTTCACCAATTTCATCTCCATGTTTTTTTATATCTTCATGGATATGTTCAATTTTTTGGTTCATATCTTTTAAAATATGAACTAATAAATTATTATTAAGTTGTTGTTTTGTATGATTTACTTTCCTTTTTTTCATATAAATTAATGTAGTCGGCCGTATCTGAACAAGTAACGACCGACCACTAATTTTAACTACTCTCGGTCTTCGTCTAAATCTTCGTCGATATCGTCTTCAAAACTTTCATCTTCGAAGTCTTGGTCTTCTACTTTGTCTTTGATCTGGTCTAGTTTGTCTTCGATTTCTTCAATCAAATCCATAACTGACACTTCTTTTTTCTTACGTGCCAATGTAGTCGCCTTTGTTGATTGTTAATTTACTTTTTGTTATTTTGAAAAAATGCTTCAACTGACTTTGCGTAGTCTTTGAAAGCATCTGCCCAAAATTTCTGAACCTGTCCTGCGAAGTTTTCTGTAGCTTTCTTAGCTTCTTCGTAAGAAGGAATTTCAAATTTAGGTGTGAACATATTTTCCTCTTGTGTTGGTTTGTTTAAAAATTGTATTTCTTCAAATGTATAAGGTGTCATTATAAATCTTTTTTACCCAGAGACTTAAAGTGTTCTACAAAATCATTAATAATATTTTCATATCTCCACCCAAGCCAAGCTCCGATTATAAAAACTATAAGTATAGTTAGTGTTGTCATATTATTTTTTTGTTAGTTGTTAAGAAAAGACTTATGGTCTTTTTGAGGTTAGATTTCTTCTACTATATCCCAAGATAAAGTTTGTTCGTTCCAAGAATACTTATTGTCATCTATTCCTTAGGATATTTTAGCTTCTAAAGCTGTTAATCTAGCTTCTAAAGCATCTATTTTAGTTTGTTGAGAAGTTGATGTAGCTTTAAGTTCTTCTATAATTACTTGTTGTTCTTGACAAACTTTTACAATTCTTGGAACTATATGAGAATAATCTATTCCCCAAGTTTGTTTAGGTTTTCCATTTTCATTTAATTCTTCAGAACCAACTGTAACAGCTTCAGGAACTACATTTATTAATTCTTGTGCTACAAAACCAAAATTTCTATGAGTATCAATATTATCTACCCAATCAAATTGTCTAACTTGCATATTTTTTAAATCTTGAATAGCAGAATTAGAATTTTGTATATTTTCTTTTAATCTCGCATCTGAAGTATTATTAACTGAAACAGTTGTAGCAGAAGATGTTATATATCCAGCTTGAGTATTTTGTCTTTTGAACTCTAGATGGTATATAGTTCCACTTGAAGTATTACTATCTAATGTTAATCCATATTCACTTGCTCCTGCATGTTGAATATTTGCTTGTGAGTTAGAAGGATTTGAAGTACGATTTATACAAATAGCACCACCACTTGTTATACGCATACCTTCAACTGCACTACCAGAACTTAAACTTCTTAATGATAAACCAACACTATTATTTCCATTACTAACTGCTGTAATTCTTGCTACTGAGTTGTCACTAGCTGTTGATAATAGTAATGCTGAAGCTGTTCCAAAAGCATTAGTTGCTGTTGCATTATCTCCTGAAAATACTCCTGCTCCACGATTGTCTAACTTTTCTTTTGGTGTAGTTGTACCAATTCCCACATTACCACTACTATCTATCCTCATAGCTTCTGCACCACCTTTTGCAAATCCTATTGTATCTGCTGTAGGAGAATAAATTCCTGTGTTGGTATCTCCAGTAAATGTGATTGAAGGTAATGATACTGAACCTAGTGCATGAGTTACTGTTAAATCTGTTGTAAGTTTTGCTGTATTAACAGTCGCATCAGAAGGAGTACCTATTGCAAGTACATCACCTAATACTAAAATAAAATCTATTGTGTCAGATGAAGTTAAAGCATCTGAGAATACTATTGTTGAGCCTGATATTGTATAAGCTGAAGTTGGCGATTGAATAACACCATTTAAAGATACGATACAGTTGTTTGCAGTTTGTGGAAAGTACGCAACTCCACCATTTAATAAATTAAATGTAGTCGTAGCAGATGTAGTAATTGTATCTAGCTTAACGAAGTTTCCTACAACTGGTTGTTTGCCTATGTATGCCATATTATCCTATGATACTCTTTATCTCAGCTTCAGTTAAACCTAAAGCAGATAATTTAGTTAATGCTGATTGTTTGTTTTGTTCTTTAATAATTTCTTTATTATCTTCAGCAGATTGAAGTTCTAATTGTTTTGCTAATATAATGTTGTTAGCAATTACAGGAGTGTTTTCTAACCACTCTATTCTATTAACATCATCACCAGATACAGAAACTACTGCATTAGGATTGATTGCTATTATTGTATTTATAATATCTATTTTCATAATTATCCTTTAATTTCTAAAACTGTTATTGCACCAGTTGAGCTACTTGCATTTAGATAACCAGTAGAACCAGTATCAACTTTAAGATAAACTTGGTATGTTGTTGCAGATGTTGTTGATGGAGAATCTAAAAATGAAAAACCATTTGAATTGTAATCAAGAGAAGAAACAGAATAAAAATTAACCAGAGCTGCAGTTCCTGCACTAATAAGATTTGTACTATCTCTAAAAACTGTCAAGTATGCAAATTTATTAGCAGTATTATTAGTCATTGTTGTATGACCAATAATTAATATTTTATTAGAAGCAGAAGATGGTGTTATAGAAACAGACATTGTATTAGAAGCTGTAACAAAAGATGTTGATGTTGTGCTTCTTTGTGTAGCATCAGTAGCACTTACAACTTGCAACACACTACCAGCACTAAGTTTAGTTCCAGCTATAGCAGCACTAGCATTAATATCGGCATTAACTATTGTGCCATCAGTTATTCCTAGTGATTGTATTCTTGTTAGTGGCATGATTATTTTTTTGGATTGTTAAGTTTAATATTAGCTATTCTAGCTTTCCAGCTATCTAAACCATTGTGATAAATTTCATCTAACTGAGATACAACAGTTCCATATTCATTGCGTCTATTTTCATAAACATCTTCTAATGCTTGTAGTTCAGATTGCTTAGTTATTATTTGTTGATTAGTAATGTTTGTCGGATTGTTGTCATGCCATTCTAAAGTATTAATATCATCTCCTGATACTGAAACTTGTGCATCTTTTTTAATTGATTGTATTGCTTGTGCTATATTTATTTTCATAATTAACCTTTAATTTCTAACACAGTAAATGTGCTTGTTTTAGAACGACCATTTGCATCCCATTGTAAATAAGCTGTTCCACCACCACCTGCTACAGTTTTAATATATATTTGATAAGTAATTGAAGATGTTGTTGATGGTGAGTCTAAATACACAACTGGATATGCTGCTGAGTTTTGAGATTCAGTAATAAAATTAAAAAATCCATAAGTGGCATTACCTAAATTTGTTGAACCTCTATAAATTGTAACAGCATTTTCATTAGTATAACTAGTTCCTGCTATTGAACCTATTAATAAAAATTTATTAGAAGAAGAACTTGGTGTTACTGTTACTGACAATGTATTTGATGCAGTTACAAACGAAGTTGATGTTGTGGTTCTTTGAGTAGAATCAGTTGCCATAGTAGAAGATACAATCGTTCCTGCGACAGATAGTGTTGCAAATTCTAAAGCAGTAGCTCCACTATTAGTTCTTAATACTTGTGATGCAGTTCCTAATGCAGTTAAACCTGTACCACCATTAGCAACAGGTAAAGTACCAGTTACTTTAGTTGTAAGATTAATTGTTGAGTTTGCAATATCAGCATTAGCTATTGTAGCATCTACAATCTTTGCAGATGTTATAAT